CTACCCGCCGAACTGTGAATGCAGGCTGACCAGCCGCTGCGCCAGCGTCTCGGCGTCGTGGCGCATGCTATAGAGCGACGTGGTGCCGATGCAAACATGGCCATACCAGACGTGGAAGCCGTCGAGGCCAGGGAAAGCTACACCTGCACAGTCCCTGATGGCCCCGGAGATGGTGGCCGTCTGATACTCTGCGACCTCGGCCCGTCCATCGAGCACGCGGGCTGCGTACAGGCCAGGCGCCTCCTTATCGATGTGAAGCGTGTAGATCATGGCTTGCGGCCCGGGACCAGTTGAATGGACTCCGTGCCCCGCGCGCGCGTGGCGAGATCCAGTAGACCCACAGCCCGCGAGCCCAGGCGCAGGCATAGATGATCGACACGGCGAAGATGCCCCACTGCTCGGCCTGCCAGCTGGCATAGAACCAGAAGGGTTGCCCCAGCATGCCGAACACAGGCGCCCACTTGCGCGAGCCCTCGCCCCGGGCCTGGGAGAGCCAGGCCGCCAGGCGCCCAGCAGGGCAATTGCGATCTGATCGAAGCTCATGGCTGCATGGTACGTGAGAGCGGCCGCGTGCACGCCATCAGCACGGCCAGCAGCCGCACCTCGTAGCCCTCGCGGCGGTCAATCTCAGCCAGGGCCGCGCGCAGCAACTCAAAGGGGTCGGCATCCTCGGCCAGGGTATCGGTGGGCATGCTGGGCCGGTCCGGGATCGGCTCGCGGCACTCCACCGGCACGGGCACCTTGACCTCCTGGATTTCGACACGCGGGGTGGAGCCGCAGCCGGCCAGGGCAAGCGCGCCCAGCAGCAGGATGGCGCGCATCATGGCTTGGCCCTCCCCTTGAGCCAGTCAGCGCCCAGGGCCTTGAGCGAGGCGCAGCTGTCGCCGGCTGCGGGCTGGCGGGACAGCGTGTAGTCGGCGCGGGCGTGAGCGCGGCGGCCTGGCCAGCGGCAGCAGCACGGGCCGGCGCGGCATCTGCAGCACGCTGCGTAGCCAGGGCGCCCAGCGCCTCCGTTGCATCGCTGCAGGCCTGGGCACCCTTGAGCGCGCCGTCGCGCTGCTGCTGCATGCTCAGCAGATTGGCGGCGGACGTGGCCGCGTCATCGCGCGCGGACAGCCAGGCCGCCCCCAGCAGTAGGTTGCCGGCCGCCAGCGCGGCCATGATGGCTTGCGTGGGCGTGATCATGTGCTGGCTCCCAGAAGGTTTTTGCCGACGCGCCGGGCCCAGCCCTTGCCGAAACTTCCCCAAGTGGGGCGGTCGGCCAGGAAGAGCAGCCGGTGGCCGTTGTAGCGGGCGGCCAGCGCCGGCCCGGCGGCAACAGCTGCGGCAATGGTCCTGGGGCCGAGGATGCCGTCATCCGCCGCGCCTGCTGCGCGCTGGAGCCACTTGATGGACTGCGCGGGACCGCTGTTCACGGCGCCGTCGAACACATCGAAGCGCACCGCCTCGGGCAACTGGTCAGCCTTCACGGCATCCCAGTACAGGCGCCGGTAGATGCTCTTGGCACGCACGCGCGGCAGGTCGCGCATCTCGCCAAGGTAGCCGTCGGCGCGGGCGACGCGGGCCGTGACGCCCCACATCGTTTCCCCGCCCGGGTCAGCAGAGTTGTTGCTGTAGCCGCCTTCGTGCCCCAGCAGACGGTCGAATGCTTGGTCAAAGTTCATGATCGTCTTGCCTTCGCATGAGGTGGCCAGCGCCGTGCCAGCGCGCCACATTGATGAGCAGGCCCGCGAGCACGCAGGCCGAGAAAATGGTGTCGCCCACAGTGGTCCAGGTGCCCCACAGGGCCGGCTGCATGCCCGAGGCCAGAGCGCCGGCCAGCAGCAGCGCGTACCGAGCGCGAGCCAGCTTGTGCACGCGGGCAACGTGGGAGTTGAGGCGGCAGATGCAGGCCCAGCCGATGGCCAGGCAAATGCCCAGGTTGAGCATCGCGAGCAGCTGATGGGATTGCCATGTCATGGAGTGCCCCCTTCCCCGCCGCCACCCGCCTTGCGCTCAAGCACGCGGCCGGCGCGCTCGAAGACCCAGCGGCCGAGGCGCGGCCAGTCGTCGCCCACGCCACCCACGACAAGGGCAATGGGCGCCAACATCCAGTTGGTCTCATCCATACCCATCCAGCGCCCGGCAAGCGTGGCCAGGCCAGCAGTGATGAGCAAGGCCGTAGCGTTGAGCCGGGCGAAGTAGCCCACGGCGCCGAGCCGCGAGCTGGGATCTCGCCGGCCCAGTGCCCAGGCGGCTCCCACGGTCGATGCAATGAGGATCACTGCATACGGACCGATGTAGCCGGCCATCGCAGGTCCGAAGAGCACGGACGCGATTGCCACAGCTGCGGCTGTCGGTTCGAGTTGATTCATCGTCGCCCTCCTCCGGGCATGAAAAAACCGCCCGAAGGCGGCTGTTGTGGAGTGGGGCTGGTCAGAGCGTCACGGCGAGCGCGAAGGCCTCATCGAGCGATTGCGGCGTGCCGCCGAGCTGGGCCCAGAGCTGCTGGAGGAACGGGTTCGCGCGCTCCCACGTATCGGCCTCGTACTCGATCTGGGCTTCGCGCCTTTGCACCGGTCTGCGATGGCAGCAATAGCCGCCTCGGCATCGTCCAGCACCCCATGTGTGAGCAGTGCGAGCCGCCCCTGCCGGCGCGTGCAGGACTTCGGGATCAGCGCGTCTGCAGCTTCTTCGCGCTGTCGCTGCAGCTCGGCCAGATCCTCTTCGGTGAGCGGCACAACAGACCACTGCTGCCGCCATACGCCGTCGATCTCGACAGGCTCGATTTCGACGGGCTTTTGCGTGTCAGCGTCATGATCCGGCGTGTCGGCGGCCTCAACGAGCGCATAGCCCTCAGGCGGGATAAATGGCACGCCAAAAATCGTGTTCGGGTGCCGGGACTGGATGTCCAGGATCGATAGCGGGTACTCCGCCGTTTCGATGTGGATGTACATGTTCTTGATCCTCAAGTGACGCCGCCAAGGCGAGTGCCAGTAGCGAGCCAGGTGACATATGAATTGCCGTCAACGTAGTAGCCGGCAGGCGCTCCGGGGTACGGGGCGCCAATGCCGACGTCTTGATATGAGCCCCCGTAGGTAGCTGCCTGGCCGGATAGCCCCTGGGCACCAATGCCGCCGCCTGTCCCACCTGTTCCGCCTCGCGCCCATGGGGCGGTTTCTCCCCCGGCAACCGCTCCGCTGTACTCCCAATATGACCCGTAGTCGCCGCCCTGCTGATTAGCGAAGACTACAGGCCCAGAGGCAGAGAAGCCGGCGCCAGAACCGCCCTGTCCAGGCGTGGTCCAGAAAATCTCATCATCAAACCTGTACTTGACCCATGAGCGGCCTCCTTCGCCGCCGCGACCGCCACCTCCGAAAATCGTTCCGGCATTTGTGAGCCTCATGCGGCTGCGGGTATAGAGACCAGTGCCGCCGTTGACGACTCCCCCTATCCGGCCATTGTTTATGACGTGCAGCAAGTCGTGCGGCAGTGTCGTAATGCTCAAGGCTGCGACATCAACGCCAGCATTGATCACGCACTCGATCTGCCCGGCACCGTCCCAGCCAGCGGCCAGGGCCAGGGCGCGGATGTCGGGGGACCGAACGCTCGCGGAGATGACGATGCGCGTAGTGCGAGCTGTCGTCAGCAGCATGCGTCGGGCCGTCATACAGCGCGCACCTGGCCATAGCTCAGGTCCCAGATGCCCGCACGCGAGCACTCAAAGATCAGAGGCAGAATCTGCCCTGCCGCGTATGTGGGCGCACTGCCCGTGGGTGGCTTCACGGATGCCGCAAAGGTCAGCGGCCACGCCCCGCCGCTGAACTGCACCTTGACAGTGAGCTGATCGCCCAAGCGTGGTGCGACTGGGCTGATCGTGCATGCAGCTGTGACCGTGACTTGATGCACCGTGCCCGATTTGGGGTCTGGTGCATACGTGCCGCCAGACGCTGTTGCCGTGACGACCCGCTCGATAAAGCTCGTGTCCGTGATTACCCGGCTCCAAGGAGACCATGTCGTGTCGTGCAAACTGCGCGTGAACGTCCAGCCCTGCAGTCCGGCGCCGATATCAATGTCCTGGGTCGCGTACTGCGTGGCGCGCGTCGCGAATCCGCATGTGATGACATTCCACGCGTTCGTGCTGCTGTGTCCAGGGGGCCAATCAGAGCCCGCCGCAACACCTGACGTGAAAAACGACCACTGGTTATACGGGGCCGCGCTCATGGGCGTGTTGTGGTCAAAACTCGCAGTGGTCCGTGACGTCACCTCGCTCGCGCGGGGGGCTTGGCTGCCAGTCGCTCCAGCCGGCACATTGATGTGCCCTGTGAACGTGCCGCCCGTGGTCGGCATGTAGACGCCCGTGATGTCGCCCCAGGCGAGCTGCCAGGCCGCTCCATCCCACCACCAGCCACGTTTGTTGAGCGCGGTATTGGTCCCGACGTTGGTGTAGAGGGCGCCGGACTGCAGGGGGTTACCCATGTTGTCGGTCGTGGGGTGCGAGTTGACGGCCTTGCTGCCCAGGTACATGACCTGCATGGACGCTAGGGCCGCGGCGGCAGTACTGGCATGCGTTCCTGCAGTCGTGGCACTCACCGCCGCAGCTGAAGCGGACGCGCCAGCCTGGTTGCGATAGCCCATGGCGGCGTCGGCCTGAGTGGTCGCAGTGGTGGCCGCTGCCTGTGCGATCACCGATCGCTCAAACGTCGCTGTCGCGTTGTTGAAGACGTTGGCCGCCAGAGCATTCGCCTGCGGCACAAATGCCACGTCCGCATTGACCTTGGCAAAGGCTTTGGCGTCGAACTCGGTAGGCGTGTCCGTCGGCTGCGGCGCGGGCGGGAATGCCGAGATGGTCGGCGGTGCAATGATGTCGGTCATGTCAGGCCCTCAAGCTCCAACTCGCAGTCGGAGTAGTCGTAGTAAGTGATTGCGATCTCGAAGCTCTTGTAGAACCCGTAGACCGTGGTCGATTCGTAGCGGCTGGAGCCGATCCAAAGGCACGCTGTTGCGCGCACTTCGGCCATGAAGTCGTTGAGCGCATCCACTTCGGATGCCGTGAGCAGCAACTGCAGCGACGCTCTCTTCGCGAAAGCGCGCTCCACAAGCACCGTGTCGCCGAACTCCGTGCGCTCTTTCCGCGAGTAGTCCTGTATGCCCACGCGCGCGCCGGCCTTGACGCCCAGCGCAAAGCGCCGGACAGTGCCGAGCAGGATCACGCCCACAGCCAACTGAGCAGTGCCAGTGATCTCGATGAGGATCTCCCCAGTCGGATAGGAGGGCAGATCGGTGATCAGCGCCTGCGTCGGCGCGCGCTTCTCGCCGAAGTTCCAGACCCACCAAGAGGGCGACACCGGGTAGCGCGCCAGGCGAATGACGCGCTGCGTGATCTGCACTCCCCCGGCATCGAATACGGTGACCTTGATCTCCACGCCGGCCCGGATGTTGAGCACACCCAGGGCCGGAATGGACTGGCCAGGCCGCAAACGGTATGTGATCTTGTTGGCCTGCGCCGTCTGGGTGGAATTCGAGGAGTCGAACACCTTCCAGCGGTTCGTGGGACTGACTTCCAGCCACTTCGGCTCTGCCGCGGGAATCGTTGGGTTGTTGCCCGTATTCGCGTCCGCTGTGCTCTGGTAGACCTTGTGCTGCGCCGCCACGATCACGCGGGCACCCTTCGCATAGGCCGTGCCCGAGGCCCACTCTGGATAGTCGGTCTCGGGCACATCCGTGCTCACAAGCATCGCGGACGTGACAACGAGCGGCTTCACGACGCTCAACTGGTTCATGCGGTTACCTCTTCTTTTCGTTGGCCTGGTAGACCATCACCATCCCAGCGCTGCAGCAGCTTCGCGATCTGCCCCTGCAGTCGCACGATCTGGCCCGCTTGGGCCCGGTTATCGGATACCAGTTGCGCCACCAGCGCCTCAAGCCGCTCATTGCCCTGCCCCGCCATCCCTATGCCACCAGCCCAGGGGTTGAAAGCGGCAGGCACCACGGCCTCGTCACGGTGCAGCACTGCCAGCATGTCTTCCGGTATGCGGTTCGCTCCCACTTCGAAGGCCGGGATACCGACGGATGCAGCAGCCCTCACCCAGTCGCTGTAGAAGAACCCAGACAGCGCAGACAGGTCGCTCAGCGTGCCGCCAGCACCCTTGATGGCTTCCAGCAACCCCTTAAGGTTTCCGGTGCCGTCGAACGAGTGGTACAGCGGCGCCAGGCCGTCGAGCCGAGCGATCAGCGCGGGATCGATGATCGGTTCGTACCAGGCGCCGCTGGAGCCTCCGCCGCGCACCTGGTGGTACTTGGCATCGACTGGCTGAGATCCGCCGCCAGGGCCCCACGTCGCGCCGCTGTCGTCTGGCTTTTGGCCAGCGCCTGCGCCCGGCTTGGAGCCAGGGATCAGGGCATGGAGTGCCCGGATGGCGTCCTCCACACTCAGCGTTGCATCGATCTGGGCCTTGCTGTCGTCCAGCAGGTCGCGCCAGTAGGTCAGCGTCTTGTCCAGGCGCTGCAGCTGCTCTTGCGAGTTCTTCAGCTGCCGCTCCTCGACACTGAGCTGGGTGTCGCCGTAGCCGGCGATCTGCGACAGCTGGTTGGCCAGCACCAGGCGTCGCGGTCGCGCTCGAACTGCGATGCGTAGCGGCCCGATGTGATGCCGCCGCGCGCCGCGCTGATCGCGTCTGTGAGCCCGTCGAAGCTGGACAGCTTGGCGCCACCGCGCACGCCCGCGAGGGCCTGCTCGATGTAAACCATGCCCTGGGCAGCCTGCATTTGCTGGGCAGCGTCAATGGAGCCAAACAGCTCCTTCGCGCTTTGCTTCAGCGGTGTCAGGATGCTGGAGATCGCCTGCACTGCTGCCTGCGAGTCCGTCACGATCCGCTGCCAGTACTCCTGCTCGCGGGCCACCGCCGCCTCGAAGTTCGCCATCGCGGCGTCCTTGGCCTTCTGCCGCTCCTCGGCGAGCACGCGCGCCATCTCCTCGGACGCAGCCTGAGCCTCGTCCGCCGCCTTCTTGGCAGCGTCAGCAGCCACCTCGGCCGATTTCTGCGCCGCATCGGCCGCCACACCGAACAGCTGCGCCAGGGCCAGGAGCTTGGCCGCCAACTCGTTGTTGCCGGATGCGAGAGCGTCTTCGATGAGCTTGCGGAAGGCCTTCTTCGCGGCCTCGCCGCCTGCGGGGTCGATGTCCACGCCCAGGCCCTTGAGCTGCTCGCGCACTTGTCGCTGCAGGATCTCAGCGCGCTCCTGCTCCGAGTAGAAGCCGGCGTAGAAGGCATTGATGTTGCCCGCCAGAACCTCCAGGCCACCGCTCAGCTTGAGCAACTCGGTTTGCGCCTTGGCCGTGAGATCCGAGAAGCCCACAAGCGTATTGGCCCAGCCCTTGAACGCCGTATCGATGGCCGCGATCCTGAGCAGCGCCTGGTTGAGACCTTCGACCGTAACGTTCTCCCCGACGGCATCCAGCTCCGCGCGCATCCAGCCGGGGATATCGCCCTTCTTGACCTCCTCAATCAGCGCGCCACCCATGTCCCCGACGAACTTGGCCCACGCTTTCTGCGGATCGGTATCAAGGTCTCGATCCTTGTATTTCTTCAGGATCTCGCCCGTCGATTTGTCGATCAACTGGAAGAAGCCCATGCTCCTTCGTCGCCGTGCTTCGGGTTGACGCTGAATCCGGCCGCAATGTCCAGATCCTTGATCGTCCCGTTGCCGAACTTCGCCAGGGCTTTGTACATGTCGAGCATGCCGTTGACCGTGCCCTGAAGCTGCTTGTCGAGTTCCTTGTTCCCTCGCTTCGTGAAGTCGCCGAGCGTGTTGCCCCAGGCATCCGTACCCAGAACTTGCTTGACTGCCTCGTCCCGGTCTGTGGTCGCAGTCGAGGCCACGCCACCCGAGTGATTGGGGCCGCGCGAAGAGAACGCCCCACCCAGCGCCAGGGCAGCAACGGCAGCCAGCGCCCAACCCCAGACGGGGATCGCGCTCAACATGCCCATCGCACCCGTGCCAGCCGCGCCGGCAGCTCCAGCGCCCGCGCCCGCACTTACACCGGCCCATGCACCATTGCCAGCTATCAGAGCGCCCAAGGCATCTCCGCCCATCATCCCGACAGCATTGGCCCCAAACAGGCTGGCGGTACTCGCGCCGGCAGACATGCCCCACAAGGCCTGAGCGCCGGCACCAAACAATCCGGCGTTGTTAAGCGCGAAATTGCCAGCACCTCCGGCCCCGCCGCCCTTCCCGCCCACACCCATGATGGCGCTCACGCCGTACTGCACGATGGGCTCCAGCACGAGCGTGGCAAACAGCCGCTTCAGGTACTGAGCTGCATTTTTTCCGCCACCCATGATGTAGTCGCTCAAGGTCCGGCTGATGGTCTGAGCGGTCTTGTCCCAGTCCTTCGCGGCTTCGTCCGCCGCCTTCTTGTTGCCCTCGCGGAATCCCTTCTGCTGCAGCACGCCCAGCAGCTCCTTGCGCGCGGCAAGCTCTCGCTCCAGCGCATCAATGGTTGCCTGCGACTCCGTGCCCATGCGGGCCATCTGCAGCTGCTCCTCCAGGCGTGCGATGGTCAGGCGCTCCACGGCCTCGGCCAGTGTGATGTTGGCAGCAGCAGCCAGGGCATGCGCCTCCTCTTCCTGGCGCGCCTTGCGCACGGCATCTTCAGCAGACTTGATCGCGGCTTGGCGCTTGTCGGCCAGGCGGTCGGCCTGCTTGATGTCGTCATCGATGGCCTTCTGCAGGTCGCGGCGGGCCTTCTCCTCTTCCTTGGTCAGGGCGATGGCGAAAGGCTGCTTCTTGATCAGGTCCTCGACGTATTTGACGTATTGAGCCTGGGTGATGTTGCCCTTCTCGAATTCCTTCTGACCACGCGCCAGTTCCTCGTAATAAGTGCTGCTCAATCCGGCCAGTTCTGCATAAACCTTGGCCTGATCGGCAAGCTCCTTTTTCGCCTCGCGCGCGGCAGCAGCACTGCCCTTGTTGGCTTTGTTGTGCTCTTCGGTTACCCAGGCCAAGACCGTCTTGATGTCAGCTTCGCTTTTCCCAGCTGCAACTGCCTCGTTCCTGGCTTTGGTGAGCTTCTCTTCAAGAGTCGCCTCTTTATCCAGCGCTTGGCGTATGTCTTGTCAAATTCCTGCCGCGCCAGCATTACGCGGCTCGACTCCTCCTTCGCGGCAGCATTTTTCTTTTCGGCATCAATGGTCGCAAGCAGCTGCGTTTCTTGCTGCTTCAAAGCCGCAACTTGCGCCTTGATTCTTTCGACAGCTTCCTGACTAGGCCTGCCAGTCGCGGCCCCGCCACCCGTATCGCCAAACCCGCCTGAGGAGCGCTTCTCAAGATCAGCGATTTGCTTCCGCACCGCAGCCAGCGTGTCTACTGGGGTTGATGCGCGGCCAACGTTGAGCATCGCATCCCAAGCTCCCGACGCTGCGCTTTTGATGGCATTCCATCCGCGCTCGATGTACCCCAGAGAGTCCTTGATGGTCTTGCCCCGTTCGCGCATGGCGCCGTCCAGCGCTTCCATGGCAACCTTTGACGCGTCGGCCTTGCGCCCCTGGTCCTCCAGCGCCTTGATCTGCTCGTACACCGAGACCGTCAGGAAGTTGGTCCCTTCGTTGAGCTTGATGACGGCGGCCAGCGGATCCTTTTGCAGGCTGGCGAACTGGTCAGCCGTCTTGCTGACAGCCTGGCCCGTGAGCTTCTCCCACTCAATGGCTGTCTGCGTGTAGCGGCGCAGCTCATCGCCGCCGCGCACACCGGCCGCAACGAAATCAGCCAGGCCGGACGCAGCCTGGGCCTGAGTCCCCACCACAGAATCGATCTGCCGCGCGTACTCACGCAGCTGGCTGGTGGTGACGCCAGAAGCATTGCCGGTGAGGGCAATGGAGCGTACGAACGCCTCGTTCTCCTGAGCCCCCTGATGAAACGCCACAGCCGTCGCAGCGCCAGCTGCAGCAACCAGCGTGAGCGGGCTCACCAGCCCCATGACGTATCCGCCAAGGGCTTTGGCAGCGGCGCCAGTGCCGCCAAACATATCTTTGAGTTGGCCGCCCTGTTGCAGCAGCACAGTAAGGGGAGCCTGGCCCGCCTGGAGGCTGACCACGATGTCGGTGAACTGAGCGGGCACCTGGCGCAGCGCGGCCGCAGTTTGCGCTGCGGACACCCCCATGGTGCTCAGACCCTTTGTGGCAGCGCCCGCAGCAGCGGCCTGTGCGGCTTCGACCGCGCGCAACTGAGCAAGAATCGGCTCCATGACGTCGCCGCCAATGCCGCGATACTTACCCCAGGCTTCAAAATACTTGGCAGTCCCTTTCTCGCCGGCCTCAGCTGCGACCAGTGCGCGCTGTACGCTGTTGACCCAGGATTTCTCAAAGGACTCCAGCTTTCGAGCGGTCTGGTCAGCCCCCTCGCCCATCTTGGAGATGCCCTTGCTTGCCTCCTGGCCGGCCTTGACTACAGTCTGAGCGGTTTCCTGAATGCCGCGCTTGACCTGATCCAGCCCTTCTTTCGTGTTGTCCTCAGCGACAACGCTGACTACGGCCTTGGGTCCTTCTTGCGTCATAGATCCGCCCATAAAAAAGGCCCGCCAAAGGCGAGCCTGAAAAAGAAAACCCGCCGAAGCGGGCTAAATGATCTCTACGGATTACGACCCCATTTGGCTCGGTAATCGCTCTCCATCTTCTCGCATGCGCTTGCCGCGAACCTGGCGGTGCTTGGATCAAGTGATTTTTTGGACTGCTGCTCCCAGCAATAGCTGATTGCATCGCGGGATGCTTGACGCTCTTTGCCTTCAGGTGAATTGCCAGCGCAAGATCCCACAATCATCATCAGAATAAAGCCACCCACAGGGACGCCAACCAACCACTTCCAGACGCTGGACTTCTCCTTTGCCATCCCTGTCTTCCCTGCGGGGATATTTGCGACAGGGTCAATCGAGCCTGCGGCAGCCACCGGCTTCCATCCATCGTCAGAAAAAATCGCCTTGCATTTGTGGCAGCTTCCCGCACTCATGCTCACCGAACTGCCGCACGCAGGGCATGCCCCCACATCAGGCGTTGCAATCAACGTCTGGGCAGGAGCGCCACACCCAGGACATGCAGCCGCCTTATCACTGATTTCCTTCCCGCATTCTGTGCATGCGATAAGCGCCATATCCCCTCCAGTAGGTAAAACTGGAGGGATGGTATCAAACACCCCTCGCAGGTAGCGCCAGCCAGCCCCTGGCAGTGCAGTTGCCCTCCTGGCATACGATGGGAGCTTCCACACAACCCATCGCCAGGAGGGCGAAACATGTCACCTGAAACGCGCGCAGAACTGGATCTTGTGAACCAAGCGATTGGCAGCATTCTCGACACGCTGAAATCTCATCAGGAAGACCTGGATGCCAAAGCCCGGGATTTGCAAGCCAAAGAAGAAAATCTTCAGGCAAAGGAACGCAATCTTGCCGCCAAGGCTGAGCACCTGAACACCCTCACCGCATTCGCCGGAGCTGCGCGGGTGATGCTGCTGGCAGTTCAACAAGTGATGTCTGAAGATCCTGCCCAGCGCGCAGCACTCAGCGCCGCCATTGCCCAGGTCAGCGAGAACTACCAAGATAGGCTTCTGTTCTCCACGGTTCCTGACGAATCCATAGCAGCAATCAAGGAGGAGGTGGACAGGCTTCTCTCGCCAGCTTTGCGGCCAAATCCGCCGAACGTGCCGCCTGCTGAGCAATGAGCGCCATTTGAGCCGCAGCCTTGGAATTCCGGGCAGATATTGATGGCGGATTTTTCTTCACTTCGGTCATGAATCCTCCAGACAGTCAAAGGCCGCCCTTGGGCGGATTTACTCTTCGCGCATGGCGGCCAAGGCCTCGGATTCCATCACGCGGATGTCACTGAAAAGCGCGTCGTAGTCCTCTTCGCTCAGGCCCATGCGGTCCAGTTCGTGCTGCAGTGGGATGTAGTCGAGCGAGGCCGGGCCGCTCATGGTGTAGCGCCACTGGCTGCCGACCTTGCACCACAGCTTGTAGGCCGGGAAGTTCTCGGGCCATATCTCCACGGGCTGCTGCTCTGCCTCCCAGTCCCGGTACGTCATGCCCCAGAAGCCGAGTTGCTCGGCTGTCGGGGGCTTGCGGTAGATGGCAGCAGCTATGGCCCTCAGTTTCCCAGGCGGCCCGTGGTGCAGAGCTGACGGTAGCCGTCCCAAAGCGCGGCGGGCGCGGCCGGGGCCTGGTCGAACAGCTCGATCAGCGTTTCCTTGCTCAGCGCGGGGAACTCCTCGTTCCAGGCGGCCAGGTACTTGAGCGCATTGTCTGCATTCACGGCATCGCCGCGCTCGAACATGCCGGCGAAGCTGAACTTGGCTTCCTCGCCTTCCTTCTTGGCCGTGTCCTGCTGGGCCGTGGCCAGCGCCAGCGTGGCGCCCGCGATCTCGTCCCACAGGACGCCGAATTCCTTGCGGGTGCGGTACTTGAACTTGCACTCCAGCTTCGCGCTGGTGCCATCCGGCAGAGGGAATTCGATGGTGCCGGAAATGGTTTCGGGACGCTTGCCCAGGATGAAGGGAGCGGCCTTGTCGGCCTTCTTTGCGGATGCGGTCATGGCGATGTTCTTTCAGCAGATGGATGAGAAATGCCCGCACCCGACTGCCCGCCTCTGCTGAGAGACGAAACAGCCGGGCCGGTGCAACTGGGGCCGATCAGACGGCGTAGCGGGTGGTGCGGCCCTGCGGGGCCATGGCGGCGGTCACGGTGTCAACCTGGCCCTTGGTGAGCGAGGGGATCTCGTTCAGGGCGATGTAGCCGTAGAAGTAGTTCACGTTGCCGTTGGGCTTGAGCACCTTCAGTGCGACCAGCAGGCGGTCCTCGGAAGCCTTCTTGACCGCCTTGTAGCCCGGCAGGCTGGGGTCATCGCCGATGGGAATGGTGATGCTGGTGGCACTGAAGCCTGTGGGAATCTGGAAGGTGTTCATGCTGGCCAGGGGCGCCACTTCGGCGAACTGAGCCTCGCCGCCCGAGGTGGACGGGTTCAGGACCTGCTGAATTTCCTGCCACTTCTTGATGGGCAGGGCCGACGCCGGCACACCGCCGCCTGCGGTGAAGCGCGCAGTGCTGGAGGTGTCCAGACCTTCGATCTCGAAGGTGCCTGCGGCCGTATTGGCGACGCGGTACGCGCGGTTGTTCGCGTCGTCCCAGCCTGCGGTCAGGATGAACTCCTTGCCGTTTGCCATGCCGTGGCCCGCTGCCGTCGCAACCGCTGCTGTCGCGTTGCTGATGGCGGTGATCGGGATCACTGCGTCGTATTCGGTGGAAATGAACAGCTTGGAGCCGTCCGGAACGCTATATGCCATGGTGGGCCTTTCGGATATGAAAAAACCCGCCGAAGCGGGTAGAGAGTTGCGCCCGAGCGGGCAAGAAACCGCCAGGCGGCGGAACTGGTCAGGGGCTAGCGAGCGCCCCAGATGGTGTAGGTCTGCAGGTAGCCCGGCGTCTCGTCGCCGTCGCCATAGGCCCCGATGGGCTCGGAAACCGGTCGCGCGATCAGCTGGGGCATCGCTGCGCGCAGTGCGGCCTCAATGGTCTGCATGAGAGCAAAGGCCTTGAGCGGCGTGCTGTCCCAGGTGTTGATCTGGATCTGCACGTTGCGCTTGTCGGCCACGGTGTTGTCCAGCCACTCCAGCGGATCGCCGCCGATGTGCTGCCAGGTCACATAGGGCTGCTGAGTGCCGAATGGCGCCGTGCCGATATGCACGCGTGGGCAGGCGGTCAGCAGAACGGCCATGAGGTCAGATTCAAGCGCCACCGTAGGCCCCTGTTCAAACAGCCGGCGCCACAGCTCGGCCTGGGCCGCTTTCTGAGCCTCCGGCAGAGAGCTGGCCGCGCTGCGCACGAAGGCCTTGCCGGGCACCTGCTTCGGGCTCGGGAGAGTCACGTAATAGGCATCCTTTTGGGCCTGGCTTGCGCGACGGGGCGGGGGCGGCTGCCCGTCCATTCCCGGCCTGACCATGGGTCGCACCTGGCCGTCGTTGGTCTGGTAGTAGCGGTAGCGCTGCAAGTAGCCGAACTCCACCAGATGCCCGTGAGGCGCCTTCTTGTGGTTCCAGCTGATGTGGTACTCCGCCCTCTTCCCGTCCTCCGACTTCTCGTCGCTGAAGTACTGGTAGATGGAGCGGTCAAGGTTGCCCGTCACGCGCCCCAGGCCCTGGACGTTGAGCTTGACGCGCTCGTAGATCACCTGCGCGCCGGCCTGAGCCATGGGCCGAATTGCCGCCTCCACGCCGGACTCCAACGCGCTGAGCATGTCGTCCACGGCGCTCAGGTCGAGCTCCATGCCGAACGAGTTGCCACCGGTCAGCACCTTGCGGCGGCCATCCCGCCCCGGATTGGATAGGGTGCGCCTTGCCATTCAATCCTCCTTCAGGACTTGCCCTGGATGAGCTTGCAAACGAGGTCCACGTATTCCCGGGTCGGCCCCGGGAGCACTGCCTCGATGCTGTAGATCTGGCCGTCGAACAGCACGCGCATGCCGGCGTCCACCCCTGCGCGGCGCGGATCCGGATGCTCGCGCGGACGATGGACACCTCAGCGTCTGCCTTGATCGTGCCCAGGCCTGACTTGTGCAGCACGCTGGCGGCGATGCGGCCCGTGGAGATGTTCTCCCAGCCTTCGGGCAGCGGAGTGCCCCAGTCATCCGCGCCACCTGTTTTGCGCTGGATGTGGATGCGGTCTCGAAGAGTGCCGGCCTGCATCAGAAGCCTCCCGCCGTGTTGATGTAGGGCAGCAGCAGCCAGTCGGCGCCCATCGGGATCTCTGCAGCCTGGCCCGGGGCCACTGCCTCGCGGTTGGCGTACAGGTGCCCGATGATCAGCTGCGCGGCCGAGTGGATGGCCTCATCGATGACCACGCCGACAGCCCCCTCCGGGATTTCGGCCGGGTCCTCGTAGAGCTTGGCGAAGATCTTCCCCTCGATGGCCAGGTACGCCGCAGCGATCCAGCCTTCGATGAGGGCGTCCTCCTCATCACCATCGACCCGCAGGTGCAGCTTGGCCCGCGCGAGGTCAATCCTCTGCATGGGCCTGGCCCGGGAAAGGCTTGACGGGCGCGCCCACCGAGCGGGCGTAGGCCACAGCGTCGGGGTGAGGGTCCACGCTGCCGGCGTAGGCCTTGGCCACAGGCTCGGGCATGCGCTCGATCACATCGTCCGGCGCGAAGCGCACGCCATCGATGGTCACTGCGGCCAGGACGCGCACAGCGACCAGCGCCACGTCCTGGGGCGCTGGATCCTGCTGGGTTCCAGCGCCAGCGCCCTGCCCGTCTGCGGCCCCAGCCGTAGCCGGGGCCTGGGTCTCGCTGGCCTGGGCGGTCTCGTCGGTGCCTGCTGCTGGGCCTGCTGGCCTGCAGCCTGGTCGGCGGCCGGCGCCTCGGCTGCCGTTGGGGTGGTTTTCGGTTTCGTTGCCATGTCGGCTCCTTGAGATGCGCCCCAGCCGTAGCCGGGGCCTGGGTTCATGGGTGGCCGATCAGGTGGCCGAGTTGGCGTAGGCCTTGACGGCGCCGCCCACGTCCAGCAGGTTGCCGCCCGAACGGCAGAAGGCCACAAAGCCCACCTGGCCCTTGAGCGTGTATGCGCTGTCGGTCATGCGGAACAGGGTGACGTCCATCACGTCGCGGATCAGGTACTTGCTGAAGTCGCCGTACAGGATCGACTTGGCATTGGCCGCCATCGGGGCCATGTTCTGGTTGATGTTGATGGCGCGGCCCAGCAGGCGGTCGGGAGCGCCTCCAGGGTTTCCCTGCTCGTAGCCCGGAACGAAGATCGGGCGGTTCTGGGTGTCCTTGATCTTGCGCAGCACCTTGAGCACATCGTCATGGAACATCCAGGCAGCGCGCGAGCGGTAGATCGGGTCCACCGAGTGCTCCAGGTCCACCAGGTCGTCATAGGTCACGCTGGTGGTCTGGCCCGTGGCGCCGGTCTTGCCCACAGAGGCGCCCGTCACGATGCCGCGCGGCTGGCCGGTGCCGGTGCCCACGGTCTGGTGGCGGTTCTGGATGCGGCCCAGACGCAGCGCCAGCAGCGACTTGATATAGGCCTCGATGTCGATGAACGAGTCCTGCAGCAGCTCGAAGGGCAGCGCGATGCTCTTGGAGCTGTACTTGTAGACGCCCATATTCGCCTGGCCGAACGTCGTCTCGCCCGTCGAAACAGCGCCGTTCTCGCCGACGATTTCGCCCTCCTCCGACGTGGCGTCAGCGGTGGGGAACAGCATCTGAGCGCCGGTCGCGGTCTGGATCGCGCTGGCCACGGCACGGACACCGCCCATCTGCTTCATGGCTTCGATCAGCGAGCGGCTGAACTCGGTGGCCACGGTGTAGCCACCTTCGGAGCCGGTCGTGGTGGACATGGCCGCTTGAATGTCGGGGTTCTGGCGTGCTGCCATCGCGCCGCGCTGCTCTTGGCTCAGCGCCGACAGGCCGCCCTTGAGCATGGCGCGCAGGGCCTGGGATTCATCGGTCTGCCCGCCGCCACCGCCGCCGGCGCGGGCTGCAGCGTTCATCGCGGCCTCGTGCTCGGCGCGCTCGTCGCCGGCCACCTGGTTCAGGCGGTTCTCGCGGGCGATCTCGCCGTCGATGGCCTCGATCTCGTTGAGGATGGTGTCCAGGGCGGAGGCATCGGCGGACGGCATGCGCTGGTCGGCCGGGGTCTTGGCGTTCAGTTCGGCGGCGGCCTTGGCCTTCGCGTCACGCTGGGCGCGCAGTTGTGCAAGTTTGCTCATGGTGAGCCTTTCTTTCAGGTTGTGACCGCTCGCGCAGGTCGTTCGGACATGAAAAAGCCGCCTTGGTGGGCGGCGGTCTCAGTTGCGCGAGGCGCTTACTGATGGGAGAGGCGCGCCAGCATGCTCAAACGCTGCTGCTGGCGGGCGCGGTGGTCTTCGGTGGCGAACTGCTGATCGTTGGCAGGTTCGGCTGTGGGCGCGGGGTCGGCCTCGGGCTCGTCGCAGGGGTCGCGCGGCGCGTTGGCGTAGGCCGAGAGGTTCCAGGCCTTGGCATTGGCCCTGGCGCTTGCGCGCGCCTTGGCGTCACTCGCTGCGATGGAGGTGGCGAAGCCGTTCTCCAGAGCCTCGTCGGCGGTGAACCACGTTTCCTCGGCCATCCAGTCGGCGATCTGCGCCAGCTCCTTGCCGGTCTTCGCCGCGTAGGTCTCGGCCAGGGTGCCGTCGATCTTGTCCAGGAGGTCGGCCTCCTTGCGCAGGTCGTTGGCGTTGCCCCACATGCCGGTCCATGCCTTGTGGATCATGAACATGGCGCCCTTGGCCATGATGACCTCCTCACCCGCCATGGCGATGAAAGTGGCCGCGCTGGCCGCGATGCCGTCGATGTGCACGATCACCTTGGCGCCGTGCTCGCGCAGGGCCTGCTCCATGGCGCGGGCCGCGAACACCGAACCACCTGGGCTGTTGATGCGCAGATGGATGGTATCCACGTCCAGATCACGGATGGCCTTCACGAACGGACCCGGGGCGATGCCGCCCCACCATTCGGCCTCCAGCTCGCTGGACACGATATGGTCGTAGAGGAAGACCTCGGCCTCGCAGTCGTCGGCCTTGGCCACCACCTCGAACTTGCGGGCACTGGCGCGGCGGTTGTCCGCGTACAGCTTATTGAGTCGGTTTTTCATTGTTTCCCTTCCCGTCGTCTTTGCCTGGATTGCCGGGGTTGCGCAGCAGATTGAGGTTTTCCGGCAGGTTCTCGCGGCGGCGCACCTCGCTGGCGTCCATCCATGGCATTTCGCCGGCCCGGCCCATTGCGATGCGGTAGGCCTCGTACCGGGTCTTCAGGTCGGCCCGCTCCAGGGCCTCGACCATGTGCTCCAGAAACAGCTTCTCGCGCACGGGCCAGAACTTGCGGTTCAGCTCTTGCTTGATCGGCGTCAGGTGGCGCTGCAGCGTGTAGCGCACGAAGCCGATGCCCTGCTGCTCGATGCCCGCGCCGAAACTGGTCTGCTTGTCCGTGTGGCCGATCATGTGCGGCGGCACGCCCAGGATCCGGGAGATCTCCTCCACGTTGAACAGGCGGGTGCCAGGATCTCGGCATCCTTGCTGTTGATCGACAGCTGAGCCGGTTCCAGGCCACCCGAGAGGATCAGCGGCCCGCGACCGCCGTTCATCGCCCGCGCCAGCAATGAGGCCTTGAGGTCGCCCAGCTGCTTGTCGGAGAGTCGACCAGGCGCCTTAAGCGCATAGTCGATGTTCGCGCCACCGGCAAAGAACCGGCTTGTGTGCTCCTGGGCGGCAATGGCCGCGCCGATGGCCTCGCGCCCGGCGAAGGTGATCGCACTGGGGCTGCGCAGGCCGTCAAATCCCAGGCTCGGGACGTGCAGCATGTCCGCGCTGTCCAGCGTGTATGCCGGCCCGCCGTCCGAGGGGTTGATGCGGTACAGCACCTTGTCGCCCTTCTTGAACGGGTCCACGCTCAGCGGGTGGTGCGGCTTGAGCGCGATGATCTTCGAGCTGCGCACGCTGGAGCGCACCAGCTCGGCGAACCCATCGCCCTCGAAGAGCTTGGCGCTCATCAGGTACTCCCAGAACGTGAAGGCGGACCAGACGCCGCCCGCGTTCTCGTTGAGCAAGTACCAGTAATCGTGATCCACCTTCTCGCGCGTGTCCCGCTCGTAGATCGAGATGGGCAACGAGGCGATGGCGCCCGCGACCAGCGAGACGGCGGCATAGACCACCGACACGCGCATGGCCGTTTCCTTGGTCACGCGCACGCCGGCCGCCGAGCGGCTGGACGCCCCCAGCAGGTTCGCCAACTCGCCCATGGACGTGCCGCTGCTCGTTACCTCGTTCTCGCCCAGTGCCACCAGGCCGGCGCGCTCTGCCGCGCCCTCGCGCCCCGCGATCCAGCCGGACAGCACGCGGCTGCCGCTATCCTGCGCGGTCATGTTGAATGTCTGTGTCATCCCAGCTCCAGTGAGTAAATCGCCGGGCCGGCCTTCGCCTCCGGGTTCAGGGCCATGAGATACACGGCATCGAAAAGGGCCATCAGCAAATCGATCTTGCCGACGCCGCTGGCCTGCTTGGTGATGGTCACGGCGTTGCCCTGCATCACCGTCTTGGCGTTGCCCACGCACCAGGCCATGAGGGCGCTGCCGCCGTGCACCAGCTTCTTTGCGGCGACGTGGCGCTCTGCCGTCTTGATCGCGCCGTTGAGCTGGTAACCCTGCGGGATGCCTACCACCTGAGCAGCCTCGACCGGGCCCGGCTCGTCATCGGTGCCCACCAGGGCGTCGTAGATGGCGCCCAGGCCCAGGCGGTCCACGCCCACCTTGTCGAGCAGGCCGGTATCCACGATCTGCTCCACGATCTGGACCACCTCCTCGACGTCCTGGCCGACCCGATCCACCAGCACCAGGTCGCCAGCCTTGATGAAGTCGCGGTATTTGGATTCCTCGGACTTGCGGCGCTCCAGCGCGATCTGGTGAATCCAGCCTCGTCCCCAGGAAAGCCATTTCCCGGTATCAGCATCGCGGCCGACCACCGCCAGGCCGAGCAAGTCATCAAGCCGCCGCCGTCTATTCCGACCTCCACCACCTCGCTGCGCTCCAACAGCTCCTCCAGCGAAAACACGGGGATGGCCGCAGCCTCCCAGAAGTCAGCGCCAGCCCAGCGGTCGGAGCGCAGGTTGAGCCCGATCTCGACGTTGAGGTGCTTAGCCCAGAACTCCTTGAGTCCCTGCTCGCCCTTTTCCTCGGCCTCGCCGTGCAGCTGCGTGATCCGCTCGATGTCCACGGACGCACCCCAGTTGGGATTGGTCACATGGGCGTTGGCAAGATCCTTGTGCGCGCCCGCCTCCAGCATGTGGCGCGGGAATTCGTAGATGACCGGCAGGAACTTGCGGTCCACTTTCTCGCCATCGCGGACCTTGCGGGCATAGGCCAGCTTGTCCTTGAATACGCCCGCAGGTGGCTCCTCCGACTGCGTGGTCGCGTAGATCACGAAGCCCTCAGGCCGGGATGCCAGGCCACCCGTGGCCTCCAGCAGCATGTTGGAGGCCCGCCCTTTCTTTCCGAATTCGTGCAGCTCATCCACGAAGACGAAGCCGGCCTTCTTTCCCGTGACCGTCGCCTCGTCGGCGGCCACCACCTTGAGGAACGCTCCCGTGTCCTTGTGGGTGACCAGGCGGTGATAGTCCTGGACCTTGAGCATGTCCGACAGCTCCTCATCGGCCTTGATGAATGCGCTGATGGGCTTGTAGCTGTTGTTGGCCACCTCAAGCGTCGGGCTCAGGATCAGCAGCTCGGCCTCGTCGCGCCAGTTCATTAGTAGCGCCGTCAGCATGATGGCCGCCGCAATAGTGCTCTTGGCGTTCTTCTTGCTGACCATCAGGAAGTACTCATTGATCAGGCGCCTGCCCTCAGGGCTTTCCGCACCGAAGATCGTGCGCACCAGATCGCGCAACCATGGGCGAGCCACCTCACCAATCGTCACGCCGCCCAGGTCCACCAGCCTGAACTGGCTGCAAATCGACCAGGCCTCATCAGCAACGCTGGGGAACAGGGGCGGAGAGACGATCAGGCTTTCGCCCGCAACGATGCGGCGCTCCCAGTCGGGGCACGCAGTGGTCCATTCCATAGAGATCTCCGACGTTGACGCCGGAAACCGGCTATGACTTGCCGCCCTGTACTGCCGTCAGCGTGGGCGGCTGGCGGCGGCCGAAGCGCGACGAACGGTTCTTTTGGCGCTCGGCCTCGGCTTCCTGCTTGGCGCTCTTGGGCGCGGCTTGGGATGGCAGTACTGCGCCGCCAGCGTGGCGGCCTGCATGCGCAGCGGCGCCGGCAGCTTGGGATTGCGCATCACCTCCAACAGGTAGTCCAGCGGCATGAGGCCGGACAGGTCCGGCTCAGGCTCGGGCGGCGCGGGCCGCTCCTTGCCGAAGGGCCAGGTCTCCGGCGCGTCCTCTGGCTTGAAGCCCTCCGCATCCACGGCAGGGGGCGCGCGCCTCTTGTACTTCCTGGGCTCAGCGCCGGAGCATCTGCAGCCGGCGCGGCAGTCGGCGTCTTCTTTGGGCGGCCAGCACCGGGCCGAGAGCCCCCTCTTGGCATGGCTCACCTCTTTGATTCTTTGATTTCTTTGATTTCCGCGATTCCCCAGAATTCAAAGGTCCGAATTTCCCTGCTGTCGCAACGGGTTGCAGCCGATACCTCAAGTGGCCGACTGCCCCGAAACAATCAAACAGGGGGCTTTTTTGTGCGCGTGCGGAACAGGGCGGTATCCAGGCAGAGGCCTCTCAGCCTTTGTACCCACCCCCTCCCCTGACCGCCCCGGCGATGCCCCTGGCTCGCGTCAGACGGTCTCAGGCTGCGTCCGCGCCGAGCCGGAATGGCTCCAGCGCCTGCAGCAGCTTCTGCACCTCCTGGACGCTCTGCTGGCATTCAATGGTCGTGCCGCGCATCGTCTCGATGTACGACCGAGTGCCGTGCCACTGGCTGGATGCGCCAGCCTCGCTCACGCTGACGATGCCGTCGGGGTTGAGCAGATGCCTGCGGCCATTGCGGTCTGTGACTTCGATCATTGCCTCTGCTCCTCAGTGGCGGGCCTCGGTGCCTGGTGCGTGGTGGCGGCCGGCGCGGCGTGGGAGCCGGGCTGGTACTGCGAGGACGGCATGGCGTCCAGCTGGGTCTGCAGCAGCTTGCGCTTGATGTGCGTGCTCATCGGCAGGACCACGGCGGGGTTGGGGATCGCGCTGGGGCTGATCGTGCGGTTGATCTCCGTCACCGCCGAGAACACATGGCCGCACTCGAAGTTGCGGCACTGGAAGATCGTCTCGCGGCTGGTGTTGGTCAGCTGCAGGCTGGTCCGGGTGTAGGCGTGTTCGTTGCAGTGGGGGCACATCATTCGCATCGTCAGCACTCCTTGCGCTCGCGGCGCTCTGTGGGACACGTAGGGGCCGCGATATGCGGCACGACAACAGGGGTCGGGGTTGCTCGGGTCGGCTTCGGTGCGGCCGGCGCGGGGCGGACTGCGGGTGCAGGCCTGACAGGCGGCACCACGACCACCGGGCGGGCCGGGATGACCACGACAGGGGCGGCCTGGGCCAGGGAGTGGATTGCAGCGCCAGCAAGCGCAGCAGCCATCATTCGGACGGATCGCATGGTCATTCCTTCATAGTTGGGCTCGTAGCGCCGCCTCGCGCGCCGTCTTCTCGACGTGGCAGCCGCGCTTGTTGCCCTCGGCGTCGTAGCTCACGCACAGGCACTGCCTGTTGTCGTCGGTGTCCTCGCCGCCCTGCCATAGCGGCACGATGTGGTCCAGCTCGAAGGGCCGGGACGTGCCGGGCGTGATGTCGATCAGTTCGCCGCAGCAGGCGCAGCGCGGTCCGTCTCGCAGCCAGATCCTCAGCCGAGCCTCTTGCCTGGAACGGCCCCGGGCTCTGCCTGTGGCACCCAGGCGCGGGGCCTGCTGCAGCTTGCGGGAGTCGGCCTTCTGGATCCGCAGCGGCAGTGCGCTGATGCGCGGTCGCTGTCCCATGGCGGCGCCTCAGCTCCTTGCCACGCCCTCGGATTTGAGGGCGTTGAACTCATCGCGGCTCACCTTGCGCTCCACGATCTCGGAAGCCACGAAGCTGAGATCCACGACGCCGGCCAGCATTCCTCCGTCGCGCGGTGTTTCGAGCTTCAGCACCTGGCCGAGGCGGTGGCCGTTCACGAAGATCAGGCGGTGGACGCCATCGTGGAGGATCTCCACCCTCTGGCCCAAGTCGCGAGCCTGGGCTCTGGCCTGCGTCGGGATGATTCGGTCTACGTCATCTCCGATATAGCGGTAAACAACGCCTTCGGCTTCTTCAGTCTGTGGCATGGGGATCTCTCCTTGATGGTGGGATAGTGCCGCAACGCAGGCCTTGCACCCCATGCGCAATGCATGCTTTGCCGGGTGCACCTGGTGGCGGCGGAAAAGTTGCCCTCCTGGCTTACGATGGGAGCTTCCGCACAACCCAGCCAGGAGGATCAAATGCCGCAGCCAAATGACTTCGGTCTCGACCTTGCATCTCGTCTTGCCATGCATGAGATGCTTTTGCAAAGGCTGTTCGTGGAGTACATGCGCCGACAGCCGAACGTCGATGACGCCCTCGCCCAACTTCGGCAGAGCCTCATGAGCAATTTCGAGCCAGATCTGTTGAATGCAGGAAAAGCCAACCTGTCAGCCCTGCAAACCGCATGGGTTCAACAGCAAAGTCTTCACGGCAAGGAGTTGGCCGCCCGCTTCATCACCAAGGTTGCGGCAGGGATTGAGCAGCCCAACGAATAGCGCCCCTTCGGACTTATGGCCAATGCCACAGGGGAAATGCCGTTCTCTGTGTTCCAGCTCCGCGACAGCTCACGGAGGAGTGCCCGCCCCATCAGCCCACTCTGGGGCGGCCCCGGCTGGATCGGGGACCTACGAAAAAGCCCGCTGGGCGTGAACCGTGCGGGCTTGTGATCTGTAGGGGCGTGTTCCCCCATCGCTTCCATGTCTTGCCAGACTCACCGCCTGGGGACGTTTATCAGGGTGAGCTCGGGCGGATTTGTCTGCGCCTGCGCTCTAGGCACGCAGTATACCTCAGCTTTTCCCAGCTGCGCGTGCCTTTAGCACCCGCATGCGCTTCAGCGCGGCGATGGTGCAGGAGCGCGCGTCATCAACGTGCTTTGCGATGTGCTCGGAGATCAGCTGACCCTCGGCTTCATGCGGGACCTCGCGTGTGCCGAACCCCTTGCAGGCCTCGCAGATCGCCATCTCACCCAGCTTGACGCCACCACAGCCTGGGCACTTGCGGTCGCACCACCAGAGCAGCACGTCGGTCAGCTTGGCGCGGGCGTCCTTGATGCCCTGCGCCAGCACCCAGGGCAGGAAGCCAGCGTGCGCGTCCACCAGGCGGGTGTACTGCGGCAGGCCGCGCAGGATCTCCATGCGGCGCTCCATGTGCCAACGGCCCTCGGCCACGCGGGCTCCCACCATGTCGAGACGCCCCCGGCTCTTGCGGGGCAACTGCTCGGCCACGCGCTGCAACTGCTCCTCGGTCAGCGGGCGCGGCTTCTCGCGGCGGTCCCATTCGCAGATCAGCTGCTGGACCAGCCGGCCCAGGCCTGCGCGCTGAATGCCTGCGGCAATGAGGTAGTCCGCATCGCCGCGCTTTTCCAGATCGACGGACAGGTCGCTGCTGGTACTGGCGCTGGTCAAGCGCTCTGCAACGGTGGGCCGCTCAGCGGCTGCGGGCTTGGTTGGTGCTTCGATGGTCATTCTTTTCCTCTGGTCAGTGCGAAATGGCGCCAGCGCGGCGCTCGTTGAGATAGGGGCGCAGGCGGCTCGCAGCGGCATCGCACTCCTCGCGTGAGCCAATGGCGATAGGCACGTAGTCCATGCCGCGATCCGTCGCGCAGGCCTGGCGGTTTTGCTTCAGCATGTCCATGACAGGCTCTATATGCATTGCGCACTGGCTGTGGCTCCACAGGAGAGCCCATTCGAGGGCGGCAACTTGCTTTTGCTCAGTAGTCATCGGGATACCTCTTGGCTTTGCCCCTGTTGGGGGTGGTTTCGGAACGGATTAGGGATTCAGTGGATTCAGACCATCGCTGGAACTTGCCCTCGAAGTGCAGCGCCAGCTCGCTCTGCCCTATGTCGCGGCCCTTGATGGCTCGCACACCTTTGATGGAGGGCTCGTCTATGCCGCCCTTGCGGTGATCCCAAAGAGCGAGAACGACATCGGCGTCCTCTTCAATGGCTCCGCACTCCTTCAGGTCAGCCAAAGTCGGCCGAGGGTCGGTGCGCTTTTCGACGTCGCGATTCAATTGGGACAACAGCACCACGGTGAGCCCGAGCTTTCCAGCCATCTGCTTGAGGCTGCGCGTGATCTCCTGCAACTGCATGCGGCGGTCCTGTCGCTCGTTGCTGCCCTGCATGAGCTGCAGGTAGTCCACCACCAGGAATTTCAGGCCATGCTTGCGCACCATCTTTCTGGCGCCAGTCACGATTTCGACCAGGGTGGCTCCAGGCCGGAATTCCAGCAGCAGCTGCAAGTCTCCGAGTCGCCCTGCGGCCTCTGCGACCCGCCCCCAGTCGTCAGGGCTGAGCTGACCAGTCTTCAGCCCGCGCAAAGGAACCCGGCCGAGGTTCGCCACAGTGCGCCGGACCAGCTCCTTCTCGCTCATCTCCATGCCGACAAACGCAGCCGTGTAGCCTTTGGCCGCTTGGTTCAAGGCAAGCTGTTGCGCGAATGACGATTTGCCAACGGATGGGCGGGCCGCGATAACCACCAACTGCCCTGGATACCACCCGCCTGAGAGGATCTCGTCCAATCCCGGGATGCCGGTCTCCCTGCCGAGTTCGACTTTCCCCTCTGCCAGGTCATCTAATTCCTGGAGGAAGTCGGCGGCGAAATGCGCGATTGGCTGGGCCTCGCTTCCAACGCGTCTTCGACGGCTGTCTCATATCGGCTGACAGCACGGGCGGCGCGCTGGTCTATCGTCAGCGTGAAATCATCGACATCTGCTTTCGCCTGGGTCGCTGCGAGAACCAGGCGGCGATATGCAGCGGCATTGGCGAGGATGGTTGCATGGCGCTTGATGCCATGGATGGAGCCGGCCTCCTGAGCCAGATTGCTGAGATACCCGAGATCGGTGCCGCCTTCCAGCTTCTTCATGACCACGATGGGATCAACGTCGTCGCCGGCCAGCACCATCGCTTCCATCGTTGACCAGAGCACCTGGTGCAGCGGGTGCTCAAAGCACTCCGCCCTCAACAGCCCAGCAACCATGTCGTAGGCCGGCGCGCCATCGCGCATCAGCACGCCAAGGACGCTCTGCTCGGCCTGGAGGTCCACGTCAAAAGGGGCCTCTCCTGGCTCCATCAGGATTTCGCGGTCGATCATTGCCCAGCCTCCACCCGATGGCTCGGCCAGCTGCAGGTCAGGAGGGCTGCCCCCTCACGTAGCCGGTCGAACGTCCGCTCCCCGAGGATCGGCTTCATGTCCTTGGCCGTCAGATTGGAGAGCACCACCGTCGGGCGGCCCAGCTTGTAGCGCATATCGATCACGTCGAACAACTGCACCCGCTCCGCGTCCGAGCTGAACCCCGCGCCGATCTCGTCCAGGACAAGCAAGCCCATACGACCCAAGCGATCAATCACCTGGTTCTCTGTCTCTGCGTCCCCCGCGACGTTTCGCCCCCAGGTCGCGCGCAGGACGCGGATGATTTCCCGGGCGCTCAGGATGGCCGCAGAGGTGTCTCGCTCATGGATAAAGTGGTTGACCATGGCAGCCCCGAGGTGGGTCTTTCCCGTCCCCACGCCGCCCACCAGCCACAGATTGCGCCCGCTCTCCAGGTCCACGGATTCCGCGAAAGTTTTGCAAGCGTCCAGGACTTCGCACTGGTCCGCCCGGCGCGCTGTGTAGCTGCTGAAAGTTGCCCGCAGCATGCGCCCCTCCAAACCGCTTTCGGCAATGCGTTGCTCACGCCTGGCCGCACCCTGCTGGGCCGCATCGTCGGCCTGGGCTCTGGCGTCCAGCGCCTGCAATTCGGCCTCCACGCAAGACCAGCAGCGGGTCCACTGCCCGGTTTTTGCCACCAAGCGGGAGACGTATTCGCCATGGACCTCGCAGCGCTCCAGGCGGGTTTCGTTCGTTTCACGCATCGCCAAAGCCTCCAGCGTTCGCGTAGTAGTCCTCGGTGAACCCGCTGTGCTTTCCCTGTGCTGGAGCGCCTGGCTTTGTGTGCTGACGCTGGCCAACGGCGTGCAGACAGGTGGCCTTGAGGTACTCCCGAGCATCGACAGGCTGGGCAGTCACGGCAGCGGCGACCGCCTCGCGGACCACGTCCTGGCCGTAGTCCTTGACCAGCTTCCCCATGAAGCTCCGGGCCTGCGCCTTCGGGCATCCACCCTGCTCCAACACGGAGACTGCGGCATGCCATAGCTCGGCCTTGGCCATCTCCTCAGGGGACTTTTCCTTCGGAGACCCGGCAGAAGGGTCGGGAGGCCGAGGCAAAGCAGGGGCCGGAGGCGATCCGCCGCCGTCCGTAGCGTTAGCTACGGAATTAATAAGGTCTCCCTGTCCCTCTCCCTCTCCGTATCCCTGTCCCTCTCTTAGCCGAGACAGGTCATGGACAGCCCCCGGACTGTCCGAAACCTGTCCGGCGGACAGGTCATGGACAGCTTTGCGAAGGTCCGAGAGAGAGGCGTTCCACGGCTTGTGAATTCCTGCGGACTTGAGGACGCCGAACAGGTGCGCGCGCTCCTCGCGCTCCACCCGTTTGCGGTCTCTTTCGTGCTCCTCACGCTTGCGACGTTCCTGCTTGGAAGCCCACGCCTCCATTGCGCGCTCGCACACCACCGGGTGGTAGAGGCGACCATCCGAGCACTTCACCCAGCCACGCATTGCGTCGTCCCGGACCTTTGCCCATTTCGATGGGTCGCACATGGCGGCGTCGGCCAGCACGTCGTCGTCGTCTTCCAGGCTGCCTGCTGGCATCTCGTGCCAAGCAGAAGCCCACAGGTTCACCATGTAGAACCCAAGCGCCGGATTCCTGCGGGCCTTTACCCAGGCCTTCGACTTGCGCAACCGCCCCACCATCAACGGCATGAATGGGAAATCCTGCAGATCACAATCCGCAGGGGTCATCGGATCGGGTATCTCGCTCACGTAGCGACCCCCGTCTCCAGCGCTTCTCGGGCCTCGTTCTGTCGCTTGATGGCTGAGCTCATTTCTTTCTCCAGATGCATGCGGCCACTCAGAACGGCACGCCATCAGGATCTGATTCGATCCATTGCGTCATGAAGTAGCCACAAGCTGGCAGCAGCCCGCGCTCAATCGCGGCCCCCATCTGCTCCACAACCCTTGCAGGGAACTCGATCAAGTCCGAGTCACCCCAAAGGCACGCGATAACGAGCGGCGCACCACGCGCGCCAGGTCAACAATTACGGCGGCCTCATAGGAAGCGCGTGGCCCGCCAGCTGCGGGCATGAGCACGACCACTGGAGCCTTCGACGGCGGGCGCTGAGGGCGCTTAACCCATGCGCCATCGACTAGCGAGCCACCAGAGGCAGAAGCACGCACCTCGCCACCGAACTGCAGCCACATGCTGTATTGACCGCCATTGACGGCGCAGAACTCCCCGAGATGGACTGTCGTTCCGCCAGTCATCGGGCCTTCGAGAAAGCCATCAGGCCTGCTCAACGCTTGATTGCTTTGGGTCATGTTCACCTTTCATGCACCACTTGGAAAAGGTGCCAACGGCCGGCAGGTGGTGGGTCTGCTTTGCGGGAGCTACCCTGGCCGTCGGCGAAAAGCGTCAGGGGATGGCCGGCGCGCGTTGGGGCTTGCCTGCGGCGTTGACAGCGCGCGCAGCCTGGCGCAGCTTGCGCAGCACCTCCTCGGCCTCGGCGATCTCGCGCTCGATCTGCGCCAGCTCGTTGTCCGAGATCACGCCGTCCTGCATGGCAGCGATCACAGCGCCGGTCACATGCGATGTCTCAAGCACCAGCTTGGAGATCTTGGTCATCGGGCTGGCAGCGCCAGCGACAGGCTCCTGCAGTAGCTCGAAGCGGCCACCGCATTCGTGGGCCACATAGGCCGCGTAGTCGTAGCAATGAGGCGTACCGGCTTCGCAGGCAATACGGGCGATGGCCAGGGCATCAACCGCGCCCAGCTTGTGCGACGCGGCGCCGGACAGCTCCTTACGCGCCACCTCATCGGATTTGCCCAGGCGTACTGCAATGGCGGCACGGCCGCCCGGGGCGTTGTCTGCGCCGCGGCGCAGTGCATCAAGGGCGCTCATATCCGGCTCCTGAAAAATTGGACGTGGACGGGAAAGAGGGGGTAGCCGAACATCGCGGCCATGCAAACAAACACCACACCAAAGGGAGTCGCCATGAACCTCAGCACGCAGCCTTTCCACGCCAGCACTAGGACCAGCGTCAGCACCAACGTGAACCCCGAGACAAGCGCACGGGAGCAGACGTTGACGACAAGCCAGCTGGAGCTGTCATGGAGAGCGGGGGAGTTGCACATCCGCTGCCGGGCGAGCCGGGTTGTGATGTGCGTGGAGCGCGAGCTGGTGACAGCGCGCGGCGGGCGGGGGAGGCTCTGACGCGGCGGCATGGCTCAGGCCTTGATGGGCTCGGCGGCTGTCCGCGAGGAAGCTGGAGCAACTCGGAGCCATTCGTGGTCGAGCTGGACACCAAGCGGTATACCGCGCCGCTTCCAGTTGTTGACGCGGCGCGATCCGTTCAAGGAGCACCATCCAAGTCGCTTGGCTACGGCAGTGCTGCCGCCAAGACGGTCGATGAGTTCAGTAGCGGCGATGTTCATAGCCAACATTAAACACCATGTTGGAGAACATCGCAACGCTACGTTTGAACAGCGCGTTTAAACATTTCGTAAAAAATTGCACCATGCACCCCGTCACAGAGCGCATCTATCAAGCCGTCGCCCACCTCACAGGAAAGGCCAGCGTTGGCCCTACTGACGTTTCCCAGTTCCTGGGCCTTGCCAACTCCCAAACGGCCAAAAATTGGGAAACCAGAGGCCCGTCCAGCGACGGCCTCGTGGCTGCGGCTGAGCGCGGCATCAGCATGCGATGGATGAGGCATGGCGAGGGCGGGATGACAGCAGGGGATATGCCACCCCTAGACATCACCAACGTGGAGCCGGCACCAGAGCTGAAGAAAGCCCGGCGAATCCCGATCACCGGCAGCGTTCGCGCTGGTCCTGACGGTTACCTGGTTCAAGACAACGCCCCTGACGGCTGGGTGACTTACTGGACTGGCGACCCACGAGCCTATGCCTTACGCATTAAAGGTGACTCCATGCATCCACGCTATAGGGCAGGAGAGTACGTGGTCGTGACGCCCAGCATCGAGGCTCAACCTGGTAGAGATGTTGTGGTCAAGCTTCTCGATGGGAACTGCGTGCTCAAGCAACTGAATTGGATCCGTGACGACGAGCTCCAACTCCTGAGCATCAACAACGGGTATGAGCCCATGACCATCGGCCGCCAAGAAATTGACTGCGTGGAGCGGGTGGCCGGAAGCGTGGGGCCAGACTCTATGGTCTTCTGAGGCGACGTTGCCAGCCCAGGTGCAGAACAGGGTTGGCAATGATGTCAGAAGCGGTGGTCGATCCCCGCCTGCTTCATGATTGCGTTGGCCATCGGGCGTGCGGGCATGTTCTTGGAGACAATTTGGTTGCGGCTACCATTTGTCCAGACCTCATGCGCCCCCTTGCCTTGGCGCAAAAAAGAATAGCCATGCTGCTTGAGCATGGCTATCACCTGGGTGTAATACCCGTTCATGCGATACAGATGTCGCTGTCCTTGATGCGGATCTCGGTTGTCGCATGAGCAACCTTGTCCTCCAGCTGCAGCGCCAGCAGCTCGCTCGCGGCAGAGATCACCTCTTCACGCAACTCATCCAGGTTTGCGCCCGCGACGACCAATCCATCCAACGACGGACTTTTCGCCCAGAAGCTGCTGGATTCTTCATCATAGTGAACATCTACGCGCACTTTGATGGGCACGCCTAGCCGAGCGGCAGTCTTCCAGAACGGGAGGCCTACTCTATACATACTCAATTCTTTCGGTGGTGTACAGGTCCGACGGGAGACCCAAGCCCTGCGTGTCGGCGGAACGCACTCCTTGTATGCCGAACTTGTGCAGTGTTGGATATGGCGACTCACGTCGAGTTCACTGCTGTCTACGATTGTGTAGTCGACTGGCCGGGCATGCAAGCACTCATCTAGATGACCAGTTGCAATGTCGGTTTTGGACTACTGTTCATAACCACAAGGTTTCTAGCTACATATTTCATAGCACCCGACCTGTCAGGAAGGGTTCCCGCGGTCGTACAGGCTCCCTCCACGTAGAGCGTAGAAGGCCTCTCATCCCTATGAGATTTCCCAGCCTTCCTGAGTTCCTCATCGCGAATTAAACGCAATGTTTTAACATTGCGTTGACATCATCAGAACATGGTGTTTAAATTCGACCCAACGCAACACCACGCACCAAGACCTCGGCAAGCGATACGAAGCCGGTAAGCCCAACAGGATGCAGAGGGCAGGTCCAGGGATGAACTCCCGCCCGCGAGGTGTTGCGAAGGGGACTCATGGCATCGCCCAGGCCCGCCCTCAGCTCCTTCAAAACATGCACGCCGATGTTGCTCATCCCGCCCGTGGGGTGTTCGTCCGGCGCAATCGCATCACTCGGCATGGCGAGTGCAATGCGGCAGAGTCCAGCTGTGACCCGGCAGGGTCGAGATGGTGAGGCGAAGACGGCCAAGAAAAGAAATGGTCACGCCGATTGAAATCTCGGCACCCTTTTTTTGTAGGGGTGGAAAAGCAAGTCGCTTCAGTGAGGCGGCTTTGTTTTCCAACAGGATCACATGGTGACGCAGCGTTTCGCAATAAGACGCAGCGCCCTGCCGTGCAATTCAAAGAAACGCGGTCTAAGCCTTAGCGATAGGGCTTAGGTCGAGTCTTTTTGGCTCACATATAGGTAAGGCTCCGTAAAAATGCGCTCAGACGCGCAATGCAGAGCATGTAAACGAAACGCGGCAAGCACCTTCCATGAGGGTGTTTGTCGGGCCTAGTTTGCTCAAAGCACCTACCCGCACCGGATCGCAGGGAACCGCAATGCATTGAAGCAATTTGAAGTGAAACGCGGTAAGCGCCTTTTAACTAGGGCGTTTATCGAGTGGCCGCTCGAATTCGCCCCGGAAATATTCCGGGAGTCTCATCAAATCTCCCATCAAACATGACTATTAAATTCATGTCCGCGACATTCAGCGGCATCAACCCCCTGTTGCAAAACAATCCGCAAACCGTGGATCGCTTCAACTCCTACGCCAAAGCGATGAAGAGGATCAACGACAAGAAGACGCGCCGCACAGACGACGACTTCTTGGAACTGAAGAACATCGAAGTGCGAAGCAAGATCTACTGGGATGATGAGACAGGCATCTACATTCCTGCCACCTGGGTGACGGCTGCCATCGCAGCGAACAGCTTCAAGACCGTCAAGATCAGCAAGGCTGACGTGCGAAGTGCGGTCTTCGTTGACACCGACAAGCTGAAGCTGACTTATCGAGGGATGGATAAGGTTCGGACACCCGACGACATCGTGATGAACGATGAATTCCGGCTTGACATGACTCTCAAGCAAGGGCAAGTACGGGTCGTTAAATCAGTTCCGATTTTTCACGGCTGGAGTTTTAGCTGCGGTCTGGAGTTTGACGACGAAATCATCGACGCTGACAGCATGGCAACGGTCATCGGGAGAGCTGCCAAGTACGGTGGATTCGGCGACTTTCGCCCAACATTTGGCCGCGCAAGCGTGGAGCTGAATTATGAGTAAAGCACTGCTCAGCGAACTGATGCGCCGCAAGCTTACGGAATATGGCTCTGAATTCCCTGCAACTCTAGTTCATGAAATCGTCGGGATCGCATATCCAGATACGGCATCCAAGCGCGTTTTTGACGAACTTGCGCTTAAGGAGCTTTCAGCGATTGACTACGTGCGCAACGTCCTCATTGGACAGGGCAAGTATCTGGAGGCCAGAGGAGACATCTACCGAATCTGCCTACCTTCGGAAAATCGCGTCTACGTCGAGCGATACATGAAATCAGCAGATAACAAGCTCCGACGTGCGAGCAGATTGAGTCGGTCCACGCCTAGTCAGGGTAATTCGACACACGGACAGGACGGTGTAAGGCTCCATCTAAAGCAGACTGGAAGACGCCCGTTTGCCGGGGCAGTCGCAGCATGAAGCTCGACCGCTCGCACGACAGCATGGAGGCGGTGGCTACTCGCGCCTCCAAAGATCTTCGTGATGCCATCCAGCAACGCCAGACCGAGGCTCTGCTGCAGGTTCGCCTTGACGCACGCCACGGCTACGTTCGCCTCTCCGAGGGCTGGATCCAGCACATCTGCCGCGAGAACGGCCTGAAGCCTGGTCAGGTTCGGGCCGCATGGCGCCAGGGCCGAGAACTGCGCGCCAATGGCGTTCCGTGCATGTGCTCGCACTGCGGCTTTGGCGGCAATGGCCAGATTGAAGACCGCGAGCTTGTGCGCCAGGCATATGCCGCAGGCCGTCGTGAGCAACTCATCGCAGCTGGCGTGCCGCCCGAGGTGCGCGAGCAAACCATCCAGGCCGAGATCGACGCGGGCGCCGCGTTTCAGGCCCTTCCCATCACCGTCAAAAGGAGTACCTCATGAGTCAGGCTGCATGCCTCTTCCGTCTCGTCGCCATGCGCCGCCGCGCTGGCGGAACCCTGCCGCAGTCCCTGGCCTGGGCCGCGGGCCTGCTCTGGCGCAACCATCGCGCGTCCCAGCGCCAGCACCTGTAACCCCAGAGGAAACCGAAGCCATGGAACTCGAAATCACAGGGGAAGAAACCGGCGAACAGCTCGTCAAGCTGCTGGTCAAAGCCCGCCACGTTGCCCGCAATTTGAACAAGGCGCGCGACGTCTACACCGAGGCCGCATCGATCTGGGGTGAGTCTCTCAAGCAAGCCGAAGAGGGAACGGCACAGAAGGAGCGTGCCGCACAGGGAATTGCCCAGTGCAAAGAGGCGCTCCTGGACATCCGGTTCGGCGAGATCGAGCTGGGCCGCTTCACCATGACGCTGAGCCGTCATCTGGACGCGAAGGCAGACCGCCAGCATGTGCTCGAAGCGCTGAATGTGGGCCTGGCCGCGCGCCAGTCGGCCGAGTACAAAAAATACGGCAAGACCACTGCAAGCCTGATCTACACGCTGCAGCTTGAAAACTCATCCAGCCGCCGCGGCGAGGACTGGGATATACCGCCGCTCGCGTGGTGCTGCCATCTCGCCTTCATGAACAAGATGAAGACGGACCCCGAGTTCGACCGTGCGACTCAAGATGCGCTGAACAAGGTGTTCAACGGGTACTGGGGCGAGTACCAAGAGCGCCCGCTCATGGAGCGACTGGCCGGAGGTGTCGCGTGATGGCCGCCCTCTCGATCAACCGAGCGTTCTCTGGATGGCTCAGAACTGAATCATCTCCTGGGAGGTCAGGGCTTGGGCTCTGCGTTCTTGCGAAGGAAGTTTGGGATTCCAATTTGTCGCGACTCACTTGTCGCGGCGGACTCAAGCGATTCAGCTTTCTTTCGGAAGGACTCAGCCAACGTGCGAAGCGCCTTGCTGTTGGCCTCGATTTTTCGGATGGAAATTCTGAGACTCGCGATGTCGTCTTCCAGCTGCGCCCGGTCCCCCAAGTCTGGGGCAGCGAGCCTGGATTCCATCGACAAGATTTGCTGCCGAAGCCCGACGATCGCCGCTTCTTGCGCGATCGCCTGCCCCTCGGCGGCCAAAAAACGAGCCCGCATGTCTGGCGCGGAAGCACCGACCAGGATATGCCCCGTCTCCGCCGTCGCATTGGCAGCGAACTTGTCGCCATACGCAAGGCTGCTGCTTGTGAGCGAGTCGTAACTGTTGCGAAGACGGATTGCGACCTCTGCACTCAAGGAGCGCCCATTCTCCACAGCGGATGCCGTGAGGCGCTCCTTCAGGTCGGCGGGCAAGCGGAGGTTTGTTTGTACGTCTTCAGTGGCCATGCATCAATTATCCAAGCAAAGTGCTTGCCCGCAAGCAAGCTAACTGCTACATTGAAATCCAAGCAGAGTGCTACATGAAAGGAAACACGATGGCACCCAGCGAAGTCCAGACCAATCTTCGGCTCCCGTCTGAGCTGAAGACTTGGCTGCAAGAGCAAGCGGAAAGCGCACGCCGAAGCCTCACGGCCGAGGTCGTGCTCAGGCTCGAAGAGAGCCGCAAACAGCAACAGGAAGCGAAAGGGAGCCAGCAGTGACCAAGCCCATCAACCCCATCCACTGGGAATGCTTTGTGACCGACCCACCCAGCCCGGCGCGCGTCGTTGACCTCCGCACCCTGCCTGAAGAGATCAAGGTGCCCATCATCCAGGCCGCGCTCAATGTCGCATGCCGACACGACAACGGCGACTTCAACGTGGAGGCGGACACCGAAGAGGGCCATGCGTTGACAGAGCTGGCAGCGGCCGTCGATGGCGTGCGCCAGCACATGTTCCAGGTCAACCTCACTCCCCGAAAGGAAAACCCATGAGCAACATCGTGAAGGTCAATGCCACCCCGGTCAGCATGGATAGCAAGGAGATCGCGGCCCTGGCCAACAAGGAGCACGGCAACGTGCTGCGAGACATGCGCGTGATGCTCATCGATCTCTATGGAGATGAGTACCTCAAGCAGCATATGCCACCGAACTATGCGGGGGGCCGCAACAGCTACATCCAAGCAAACGCGGACGCGATCTTCCGCGCCCTCTTCGAAGATGATTCAGATCTGAATCATAAGGAAAATCAAGGGTTTACGTGGAAGCGCGACTCGCGCGGATACCTGTCCCGGATCTCCTTCGACAAAAGCCACACGATGACTCTTGTCTCGGGCTATGACGTGAAACTGCGCAAACGCGTAGTAGACCGCCTTGATGAGCTCGAAAAGAAATTCGCGGCTCTGCCCAAGATCGCGTATGCCGTGGGTAAGTCCGACTCGTTGACTGCCGAAGAGCAAGCACAGCTCCGCGACATGCTGACCAATGCAGCTGACGCACTCCCCAAGGACAGCCGGGGCACCTTCATGCAGAGAGGCTGGAGCAAGCTCAAGGCCCATTTCAAGGTTGGCTACCGCGATATCCCTCGCAACGAATTCACTGAAGCCCTGGCTATTGCCGGCCGCCACATTGCTGAGTACAGCACCCCTGCCCTGGCCGCCCCATCCGCCACGGACAAGGCGCTGCTCCAGGCGATAGACAGCGTGCAGGTGATGGCAGCCTCCGTCGCCGATCTGTCCGCCGCAGTGCTGTCGCTCAGTGGTCAGCGCCAGCAGCGAAACCCGCAACATGCGCCCTCTTCCCATCAGCCGGTGCTGCTGTGAACAACGCACTTCAATCAGTGGTGCGCGCCAGTTATCGCCAGCCACCAGACCGGGGCAAAGTCGCCCCAGAAAAGCGAAAGGCCGGCAGCGCCAACTACCAGCCTTCGCCCGAAACCTGCGCAGCGCCAACTGAGCAGGCCTCTTAGCCCGAACCCCTTCTCACAAGGAAACGAACCATGAAGAATGATGCCACGCCTCGCGCGGCAGGGGCAACCTACGCCGGAATCAACCCCAAGACCGGCCGCAATCCCCGCCCCACGCCTCCGACTCGCCGCGCAACGCCGGCCCTGCCGGATCCCGTCACAGCCTTTGACCTGCTGGATCGCATCGAGGAGATCGCCAACCATCGCGATAGCCTGATTCAGAGCACGCTGGAAACGCACCTCTACCACGCCAAAATCCATCCCAAGCCCCTCCCCCCGCTTCCGGACTGGGCTGTCGAGCGCCTGAAGGACCAGGGTCGGGCCCACGCTGTGGATGAGGAGTTCCGCAACAAGGTGCGGCTGCTGTCGGACTGGTTGCACCTGGCAGCCGGCGACGGCTCCCAGTACAGGTATGAGGTTTGGACTTCGCGCTGCTCGCGCCTGGCATTCCGGCATGAGTCCTGGGAAGAGGCAGCCGAAGTGCTCAACGAGCTAAAACCGCAGCACCCCGACGCCTTCGTGTGCCGCGTGCATGTGATGATGGCCACGCCGCCTGCAGAGTGCGAGCCCGCGCTCCTGGACACCATGCTCGGCAGGATTGAGCACATCGGCACATGGTTCAACGAGAGTGACACGGGCGGCGACCTGATCGCAGTGCAGGATGCGACCGGGCGCCAGGTCATGGTCGCGGCGGAGATACTGCACCAGCACCGGGTCTATGAACGCCTGGACAAGCGCGGCAAGGACTACGTGGAGTGGTACATGGCGCGCCAGGCCAACAAGGGCACCGAGCCATGACTGCCGTCGCAGAACGCACGGCGCCTGCCCAGCAGCAGCCCAGCCGCGCAATGCCGGCGACGGCTGTGGGCCAACTGGAGCACCCTGCCCAGGCTGCAGGAATGTTCGGTCGGCACATCCTGCTCACCCATAACTGCCTGTTCGGCCACGTCATCGAAGCGGGCGACGTGATCAGCGTGGATTTCGATGCGCGCCGCATCACCTGCGACTCGGACTACCTGATCGCCTTCTTCTACGGCCAAGGCCATCAATGGTTCGGCGTGAGGCGGTTCCATCGCCGCCTGGACGGCTCCCTGGACATCGCAGATCCCCATGGGCTCGATGCGCTGCAGTGGGGCAAATGCACGCCCGAGATCCTCAACTCCATAACCGTCTTCGGCCGCGTGCTGGAGGTGTTCAAGCCAGTCAGCAAAACGAGGTGCCGCCATGGTTGAAGCAGCATGCATTGAGGTCGCAAAGACCGACACCCTGCAGCAGGCCGAAGTCTTGGTCCGCCGTGTGGCGCGGCGCGTATACCACCTTATCCTGCCACTCACGGAAACGAGCTTTCCAGGTCAAGAAGACATCGACGCGGCTGATGCGCTTCTGATTGACTTGGACAGCACCGAGGGGGAATGGAATGGAGAGGGTCCCAGGCCTCCCATGGAAGAGTTTCTCGCTCGCATCGCCGAGCGCCTGACGCAGGCATCCCTGACTTTGAGTGCCGCTGAGACAGATGGCAATGATCCCGTCGCTGCCGCGCGGTGCCTGGTCCGCGAGGCTCTGCCGCTGGCCATGGCTCTACCCGTTGCCTTTCGGACGTGGCGCCTTACTGGGGACTTATCGGCTCTCATCGCGCTGCAAGATGGCCAGCAGCCAGCCAGAGCGCCTGAGGCCCCCGCAAAGCTAGAAGCTGCAGAGGGAAAAGAGCATCACGTACTGAGCGCGATAGCTCTGCAAGCGAGCATCCTCCTGAACCTGCTGGACAGTGCTGGCTGCTCATCCGATCTGGGTGAGGTGCACGACCTGGCCGAGGCCGCCAGGGTGGTCGGCGCTTGCATTGGAAGCCTTGCCGATGGCATGACTGGCGAGATTGCACGCGGCACTCAATACGACTGGCACCAAGCCTGCGAAGCCAGGAGCCCCCTCGATGCCTGAGCAAACCGAAGTCTTCCCTGGCGTGTTGCGCCATGTGGAGTACCGCATGGCCGTCTACGTGGGCCAGGCCCAGGCCTTGGTCGCTGCCGGCCTGGTCACGCAGCAGCAGCTCCCGGGCCAGGCCGGAAACGGCCGAGGCATGTGCACCTACGACGCCGACGGCAGCAAGGTGCACAGAGGCTGCTCGCGCAGCGCCAGCGCCGGCCGCAAGTACATCGTGGCCAAGCGCTGCGCAGAGGGCCTGCAGATTGAGGTCCGCCTAGTGCTGAGCCCCGAGCGCCTGGAGGCCATAGATGCCCAGCGCTTGAACGCCTCCTCTTGCTGGCCATTCCCTGTGGTGGTCGGCCACATCCCCAACACCCCCACGCGCCCAGCACTGCTGCGCGCCCGATAGGAACACCATGACCAATTCCGTGCGCAAGATGCTCGAATCGAAAGAGGCAAAGCGGGCAGACGCCGTGCATGTGCGGTATGAGAGCCTGCATGTCGAACCCGGCTTCAACCTGCGCCAGCAGGACCAGGACCTCGAAGAGAGCATCGAGGCCCTGGCACTGCACATCATCGAGGGCGGGAAGTATCCGCCCCTCGAAGTTCGGCCCCGTGACGACGGCGGCATGTGGATCGTGGACGGCCATCGCCGGCATGCGGCCATCGGCCGCGCCCTGGCCCGCAACGCCCCGTTGCGCAGTCCCAAGGATGGCGAGGCCTGGATCCACGTCGTGCTCTTCGAGGGCAACGAGGAAGACCGGATCGCGCGCATCATCACCAGCGCCGCAAACAAGCCGCTGACCCCGGCCGAGATCGCCGAGGGGTACAAGCGGCTCAAGGCCTTTGGCTGGACGCCCGCGCAGATCGCCAAAAAGGTTGGCCGCTCCGCCCAGCATGTGCAGGATCTGCTGGCCCTGGGCAACGCGCCGAGCCCGGTGCGCGAGATGGTGAAGGCTGGCCAGGTGTCGGCCACCCGGGCCGCCAAAGCCGCACGCAAGCATGGCGACAAGGCCACGGCAGTGCTGGGCGAGCAGCTGCAGCAGGCCCAGGCCCAGGGCAAGAAGCGGATCACGGCGGCCACCACGGACAAGCCGAAGCCCAGCGCCAGCGAGTTGCAGCAGGAGCGTGCCCGCCTGGACTGGGTGATCGAGCATCGCGGAATCGTCTTCCACCTTGGCGGCGAGTATTGCGTCACCTTCCCGTTCGAGCCTGACGCAGGCACCACGCCCTACCGTGATAGCCCCCGTGAGGCTATCGACACGGCAATGTCGCTTCAGAAAGGAAGCAGCCAATGACCTACCGTCCCAACCCCGAGAGCTTGGCCGCGCGCGTGCTCGGCTTCCTCGCGCTGCACCCCAGCGCCAGCCTGACCCTGGCCGACGTGGCCGCCAAGTTCGTGGCCCCAGAAGACGGGCGCAACATCCACACTCAGCTCATGATCGCCTGCGATCACGACATGCTGACCTACGACCCCGAGCACGACACCTACAGCAAGGGGCCTGTGGACATGCCATCCGCATTTGAGAAAACGGCCGACGACGAGCAAGCCTCGTTGTTGGTGAAGGCTCTGGATGACCAAGCTGCGGCCGAACCGCCCGTGCCGGCGCCGAAGCGCAAGGCGGCCAGCGCCAAGCTCTCCGCCAGGAGAGGGGAGAGCCCGGCAGTCTGGAACACATGGCCCGGCAGGTCGGCGTGTGGGTGCCGCCGTCGGGCTTCAAAAGGGAGACCGCCCTGCAGCGCCTGCAGGCCTTTGCGGCGCTCATCGAGCGCTCGGTGCTGGAGCGCCTGCAGGCTGAGCAACAACCAGCAGGAGGGCCAGCAGCATGACAAGGTGGGTAACGCTACAGAAGGCATCGGACCTGACCGGACTGCCGACAACGTTCTTTGACGAAAGGACAGGAAGGTCTGGCCGCTGGCCCGAGGGTCAGGTATGGAAGTGGTTCGAGGGCCGAAAGCTGATCGACAGCGAAGCCCTCGACTCATTCATTGACCAGGCGGAATGTGCGCCCAGCACGCGCGGCAGGAAGAAGGCGGGGCAGGCATGCCCGGCGTGATCATCCGCAAGAACGCCATCCAGATCGATCTTCGGGCACAAGGGTACGGCAAGGAGCCCCTTGCCCTGTCGCCCACGCCCGTCAACATCCGGTATGCCGAGCGGCTGCGCGCGGAGATCCTGGGCAAGATCGAGCGCGGCACGTTCGTGGTGGCTGAATACTTCCCGACAAGCCCGCGCGCTGAAAAATCGCCTGAGCAAGAGCCAGAGAGCTTGGCAGGCCCAACGCTGGGCGATGTGTTTGAGGAATGGCTGAAGGTCAAGCGGCCCGAGGTGCAGCACAGCACCTCGCACCACTACCAGCAGACCCTCGACAGCTACCACTTTGACACGGTGCGCAAAACGCCGGCGGCCGAGTTCACCTTCCGCGAACTCAAGCTGCTGATGGCGGTACTGCCGGACAACCCGAAGACGTTCAACAACGTGGCCAGCGTCTTCAGCATGGCCCTGGAGTACGGCCACAACGCCAAGTTCATCGCCGAGCCGCTGCACCTGCAGGTGACGATGCGCAAGCACCAGAAGCCCGGCCCGGACCCGTTCACCCTGGACGAGGTCGAGCACCTGCTGACCAAGTTTCGCAGCGACAGGCGCGGGACTACTACGAGTTCGCATTCTTCACCGGCCTGCGCCCTTCCGAGATGCTGGCCCTGAAATGGCCAAACGTCGATTTGCGCTCTGGCTCGGTGCTTGTGGATGCTGCGCTGACCCGTGGCAAGGTGAAGGGCACGAAGACCTCGGCTGCGCGCGAGTTGGAGCTGACCAGTCGCGCACTGCGGGTGTTGGAGCGTCAGCGCAAGGTCACGCAGCTGGCTGGAGGGGTGGTGTTCGTGGGGGAAACTGGCGAGGCTTTCAAGTCCACAGACGAACCGCTGCGCACCTGGTGGAAGCCGGCGATGAAGGTGTCTGGCATCCGGCACCGCGACGCCAGGCAGACGCGCCACACGTTCGCCACCGTTTGCCTCATGGCAGGTATTAAGCCGGCATGGGCAGCCCGCCAGATGGGTCATTCGGTGGAGATGTTCTATCGGGTATACAGCCGGTGGATCGACCACGCCGACAAGGGGGCCGAGCGTCGGAAGTTGGACGGTTACATCTCGGCAGAAGCCGGGGACATGAAGATCGATTTAGGCTGATTTAGAGGTGATTTTTAGGCTGAAAACTGGATGAATAATCAGTTGTTTTCGGCCTATTTACCACCTAATCAGGTTCGATTCCTGTCGGAGGGACCATCAATTTTCCAATGGCGACAACCACTTACAGCTCATTGAGTGGGTGTCTTGGCCATAAGTGGGACATGAATACGGTCTCAAGGGCTGGATTGCATGCCCGCGCAGTGGGCTCTCAACACGGAAACGACGACAGCCCCCTCGGCGCCTCATGGGAATCGAAGGGGCCGTTTTCGTTTCATTTGGCCCGAGCTAAGCGCGCGCACCCGCATCAGCGCCGAACCTTCTCCAGCGCCACCGCAGGGCCTGCTCAGGCAGGGCAAATCACTTAGTGATTGCTTTTTTCAGTTCTTCCTGGAATTCCTCACCATTCCGAAGGCGAAGATATTCCTGATGTGCCAACCGATAGGCTTCTGATTCCATACCGTACGAAGTCGACAGTACTTCATAGCGGTCGACTCCGGCACGACGCCAGAGTGCCAGATCGGCCATGACCTCCGCGCGGGAAGTACTATTTACTTCCTTTTTTATTTGCTGCGCTGCTCTCTTGAGAATTGGCTGCATAGCAAGTAGAAATAGCTATTGTGAAGAATGCGAATTTTAGAGTGCGCAATGCACTTGCCCTGATCAAGGGCGAGGCTATTTTTGACATGGTTTAAATGACAGATGACTATGAGGCTACCGGCAAGTATGTTATGCGGCAGTGTTGACCGAATGAATCAAAGACGCAATATTAAATATTGAGCCACTCCTTTCCTAAAGAAAATTGATGACTACCAGATATATTCATCAATCAATATTCAGAATAAGTTTCCAATCAACTTTTCTTTTTCAATCCAAAAAGTAATTGAAAATTCAAAACACTTTGCTGATCTTTACCCAAAGTCTTGCTCAGGGAATATCCACACGCAGCAGACCAGTGCACGAATGCTGCAAAAACCAAATAGATGTTGAAATTCAAGTGAGGTAACGAGTAGCGGGCTTGGAGTTTGAGAAACCCTGGGCCAAATCTCCGCGCGCTTGCTCAAATGCGTCCCATGCCGCTGCCTCAGGCACTGGTGGAATGGTCACAAGCTCTCTGCGATCAAAACCCACCAAGGCTGCATCAACGAGTTCGTCAACCTCCATCCATGACATCGCTACCAGAGCGCTCATAGATCTCGGTGCTTGTGGCGGCCGGCAAAACCGCTGGTATGTAGACGCCCCTGGGCCCTGCCTCAGCTGCAAGGCGCTGCGAGAAGGCCAACATGTAGGACTTCGTTGCTGCGCAAATACCTTGGGAAGACTCAGGCAGCAATGCATTGAGCCGGTCGGTGGTACGGGCCACCCATACGAGATCGTGGCCACTAGCCGCAAAGCGGCGTGCGTAAACAGCACCAATGCCACTGGAGGCGCCAGCAATAAGAGAGCTAGTCATTTCAACTTCCCCAATTGATATCCACCATTTTTTATGGCAGCCTTGTCAATAAGACAAGTCAGCGCAGAGAGACGCTGCTGCGGAGAAAGATGCGT